TTCTTCATCATGTTATACATGACTTCTGCGCCTTTGTCCACATCTCCATCACCTGCATTTCTAACAGCATCTGCTGTAAATACGAACTCATTCTTTGATAGTCTTGCAGGGACATCATCTGCTTTTTCCATACGTCCTATTGGTACAAATCCACCTTCTTCTCTAAGATCCATCTCTTGTCCATCCATATCTAATAGTGGCATAGTCTTTTTGGCCACTGGTTCAGGTTTACCACCTTCTGCTAAAAATGCTGTTGCTCTAAGATCACCTGCAACATCACCTTGCGCTCTTGCTAAAATAGATCTTCTAGCTGCTTCTATATCTATACCCTCACCTCTTGATAATTCTTGTGCCTCTTCTTCTTGTTTTGCTGTTAGTAATCCTGCTAGTGCTGATGCTGCTGCAATACCTCCTAAAGCTGTTGGCATTAAAGATCCACCGCCTGCTGTTAAACCTAATTTACCAAACAAACCTTTGGTTGCTGGAGTAAATATCCCTCGACCTGGCATAGCATAACCTATATTTCCAGCTGTTCCAAATAATTTAGACATTATTCCTGTGCCTCCACCTAGTGCTTGAAAGCCTTTAAAACCACCATACAATAACGCAGCTTTACCTATG